AAAGAGTGTCAAGATAAGTTAGAAAAAGAGTACGGTAAAGTAAATGTTAATATTACAGACGGTACTATTACAGAAGTAGAAGAAGAAGATAATGTCAAAGCTGATTCGTAAGATCAGTATTGGTAAAGATTACAAGAATGAATCCATGCATTACTCCGTAGGTCAAGAGGTCTACGGAGGGCATCGGATTTGTGATATAATCGAAGAGAACGAGGGGTATGACATTTTCATTAAAAAAAATAACGATGTTATTATTTGGAAGAACTTCAATAAGAACATGGCTATTTCAGTTGAGTATAATTTAGAATATTGATGCGTAGTATATACGACTTTATAATCTCACCTAAGTCATCTCGTTACAACAATACAACAAAAGTAGGGGACAAGGATCTCATACTTAATACAGAGATATATAACCATCAATTCGTTAGCAGAAACGCTATTGTAAAATCAACACCCATAGCTACTCAAACTAAGATACAAGTTGGAGATGAAGTAATAGTTCATCACAATATATTTAGAAGGTGGTTGAACGTAAAAGGTGAGGAAAAGAATAGTAGAAGTTACATTGATGAAAACACATATTGTGTGAAACAAGATCAGATCTTCTCCTATAAAAGAAACAATACTTGGTTTGCGGTTGATGGTTATTGCTTTGTCAAACCTATAGAATCAATAGATGAATATTCAGTTGAAAATGAAAGAGAGTTAGTTGGTGTAATAAAGCAAGTTGACACAACATTAAAAGAAGCTGGTATAAAGAAAAACGATTTAGTTGGATTTATACCTAACAGTGAGTATGAGTTTGTAATTGATGGAGAGAGGTTATACAGAGTTTTAAGCAATCACATTTCAATTAAATATGAATATCAAGGAAACGAAAAGGAGTATAATCCAAGCTGGGCAAATAGCAGTTGAAGAATTAATTAAAGTTGCTAAAGAAGCTATTGTAGATTCAGATGAAGATATATCAGCGGATAGATTAAAGAATGCAGCAGCAACTAAAAAATTAGCTATCTTTGATGCGTTTGAAATACTTAAAAGAATAGAAGAAGAAGAAAACATAATAGAAAATAAAGTACCAGTTGATATAGATAAAGATGTGTCGTTTGGTGGCTTTGCAGAGAAAAGATCTAAATAAAAAAACATGGCAACATTAATACCAACATTAACATTAACAAGTACTGACATATCATCAGATACACTTTCATTATCTGTAAGTGATTCCATATCTGTTGGATCACCTATCTCTGGTGTTTCTAGTGTTTCAGTAAGTACTACAGGTGCTCAAAACATCATAGTACCAGCTGCTGACACAACAAAAATAACTTACATTAAACACACTGGTGTTGATGCAGGGGGTAACGCTGTTACTACAGATTTAAAAATAGAAACTACTGGTGATGTTATGTTTGCTCAGTTAAATGCAGGAGAGTTTTGTTATTTTCCTCACAATACTGGTGGATCAACTGGTGTTCAATTAGAAGCAAGTTCTGGAACAATCGTAGCTGAATACGCTTATTTTACACACACATAACATGTACGAACAGACCTTATATAAGGTTATTCAACCAATTAAATTAAATACAATATCAAGACTTAATAAGTCTAAGAAATGGGTGTACGGTTATAACAAAGAACACGATGTTGTTGTAATTAGTAAAACCGGTAAGATTGGTGAGATATATGAGATACAAAATATTAAGATAGCTTTACCTAAAGAAGAAAACTTAAGAAAGTTTGAAAGTAATAGTTGGGAGGTAACACCTTACCCAAGAGAGTTAAGTAAGATAAAAACTATATTTGATTGGAAAGATTATCCTAAAGATTTTAAAGAAAAGTACATAGAATATATAGAGGATGAATTTAAACACAGAGAAGAAGGCTTATGGTTTAATAGCAACAATATCTCTACTTATATTACTGGTACTCATTACATGTACTTGCAGTGGAGTAAGATTGATGTCGGGCAACCAGACTTTCGTGAAGCCAATAGAATATTCTACATCTTTTGGGAAGCCTGTAAGGCGGACATCAGATGTTATGGAATGTGTTACCTTAAGAATAGACGATCAGGGTTCTCTTTCATGGCATCGGGAGAGGTTGTTAATCTCGCCACTATATCCAGTGATTCCCGGTATGGCATCTTGTCCAAGTCCGGTCCTGATGCTAAGAAGATGTTTACAGACAAAGTCGTGCCCATATCCGTCAACTACCCGTTCTTCTTCAAGCCAATCCAAGACGGTATGGACAGACCCAAAACAGAAATTGCGTTCAGAGTCCCAGCGTCAAAACTTACCAGACGGAGTATCACGAGCACAGACAAACCAGAAGATCTACAAGGTTTGGACACCACCATTGACTGGAAGAACACTGGAGACAACTCCTACGATGGGGAAAAACTCAAACTCCTTGTACATGATGAATCAGGGAAGTGGGAAAGACCGAACAACATACTCAACAACTGGAGGGTCACGAAAACAACCCTAAGATTAGGTAGTAGAATAATTGGTAAATGTATGATGGGATCCACCTCTAACTCATTAGATAAGGGTGGTGAAAATTTTAAGAAACTGTACAAGGATTCAGATGTAAAAAAAAGAAATAGGAATGGACAAACTAGTTCAGGTCTTTATAGTCTTTTTATACCAATGGAATGGAACTATGAAGGATTTATTGATAAGCATGGGATACCAGTTTTTGACACACCTGAAGAAGAAACTAAAGGTCCTCATGGAGATTACATAGACATAGGTATATTAGAGCATTGGCAAAACGAAGTAGATGGATTAAAGAAAGATCCTGATGGGTTGAATGAGTTTTACAGACAATTTCCCAGAACAGAAGAACATGCTTTTAGAGATGAAACAAAAAATAGTATATTTAACTTAGCAAAAATATACGAACAAATAGATTACAATGAGGGTGTTGGTAATAGCTCTGCTATAACAACTGGTAATTTTCAATGGGTTAGTGGAATAAAAGATTCTAAAGTTATATTTTATCCAGACAGAAACGGTAGGTTCAGTGTTAGCTGGATCCCACCATCTCATTTACAAAACAAAGTAATACAAACACCTCAAGGTAAGAAACCGGGTAATGAGCACATGGGTGCTTTTGGTTGTGATAGTTATGATATTTCAGGAACTGTTGACGGTCAAGGATCTAAAGGTGCACTTCATGGATTGACTAAGTTTTCTATGGAGGATGCACCACCTAATCATTTTTTTCTAGAATATATAGCTAGACCTCAGACTGCTGAAATCTTCTTTGAAGATGTATTGATGTCATTGATATTTTATGGTATGCCAATACTAGCAGAGAACAACAAACCAAGACTTCTTTATTATTTAAAAAGAAGGGGGTACAGAGGTTACTCAATGAATAGACCTGATAAGATTTGGAACAAACTATCAACAACAGAAAAAGAGATAGGCGGTATACCAAACTCAAGTGAAGATATAAAGCAAGCACATGCTGCTGCTATTGAAATGTATATACAAGGTCATGTTGGATCACTTCAAGATGGTAATTATGGTAGCATATATTTTAATAAAACATTAAATGATTGGTCTAAATTTGATATAAATAACAGAACTAAATTTGATGCTTCAATTAGTAGTGGGTTAGCTATTATGGCATGTAACAGACATCTTTACAGTCCAAGAGCAGATCTCCAAAAACAAAAAGTAAATATTAGTATAGCTAAGTATCAAAATAAAGGTATGGCATCTAAAATAATTAAAGAACAATATGGCTGATTCAATTAATAAAAGTTATTTCCCTAGTCAAGTAGCCAGTGATCTCGAAAAGATGAGTTCTGAGTATGGACTTAAAGTTGCTAAAGCCGTAGAAAGAGAATGGTTCTATGGTGACAGGGGATCTCATAGATTTAAAAATAACTTTGATAATTTTCATAGATTAAGACTATACGCTAGAGGAGAGCAATCTGTTCAAAAATATAAGGATGAGCTTTCTATAAACGGAGACTTGTCCTATCTTAATTTAGATTGGAAGCCAATACCCATCATAGGTAAATTTGTAGATATTGTTGTTAATGGTATTGCAGAAAGAACCTACGATGTAAAAGCACATTCTCAAGATCCTTACGGAATAAGTAAGAGAACAGAGTACATGGAAGACTTATTAGCTGACATGAGAACTAAAGAGTTAAATGCTTTCACTAAACAAGCGTTTGGTGTTGACATAGCTAATACTCCTGAAGAAAAATTACCAGACTCTGAAGAAGAGTTAGCATTACACATGCAGCTAACTTACAAGCAAGCAATAGAGATAGCCGAAGAACAAGCTATAGCTGTTTTGTTTGATACTAATAAATATGAATTAACAAAGAAAAGGTTTTATTACGATCTAACTGTATTAGGTATTGGTTGTGTTAAAAACACTTTCAGTACATCGGAAGGTGTAAAAATAGAATACGTTGATCCTGCTAATTTAGTATATTCGTATACAGAATCTCCTTATTTTGAAGATATCTATTATGCTGGTGAAATAAAGACAATTCCAATAAACGAATTAAAGAAATCCTTCCCCAATCTTACTCAAGAAGATTTAGAAGAAATAGAACGTCAACCAGCTATATCTTCAATCCCCAACAACAGAGCTATATACGATAGACACGACAACAATCAAATAGATGTTCTTTACTTTAATTATAAAACCTACATGAATGAGGTTTATAAGATAAAAGAAACTTCAACCGGTGCTGCTAAAGTATTAGTTAAAGATGATTCTTTTAATCCTCCAGTAGAGCTTTTAGATGATAAGTTTGAAAAAATATCTAGATCAGTAGAGGTGCTGTATGAAGGTGTTTTAGTATTAGGTACTAAGAAGCTTCTTAAGTGGGAGATGGCAACAAATATGATGCGACCTAAAAGTGATAACACTAAGGTTAAAATGAATTACTCTATAGTTGCACCAAGGATGTACAGAGGACGCATAGAATCGCTCGTAGGGAGGATAACTGGTTTTGCTGACATGATACAGCTTACTCACCTTAAACTTCAACAGGTGATGTCTAGAATGATCCCTGATGGGGTGTATCTAGATGCTGATGGTATAGCCGAAGTTGATCTTGGTAACGGTACAAATTACAATCCTCAAGAAGCATTAAACATGTTCTTTCAGACTGGTAGTGTTATAGGTAGATCCCTAACTTCTGAAGGAGATATGAATCCGGGTAAAGTACCCATTCAAGAAATTACTAGTGGTAACGGTGGAGCCAAAATGCAAAGTTTAATTCAAAACTACAACTACTATCTACAGATGATAAGAGATGTAACTGGTTTGAATGAAGCTAGAGATGGTAGCATGCCAGACAAGAATGCTTTAGTGGGTGTACAAAAACTTGCAGCAGCAAATTCTAACACAGCAACTAGACATATATTACAGTCTGGTTTATTCCTAACAGCTGAAACAGCAGAGTGCTTATCACTTAGAATATCTGATATAATAGAATACTCCCCTACAAGAGAAGCTTTCATACAAAGCATTGGTGTACATAATGTGGCTACACTTGAAGAATTAAACAATCTTCATATACATGACTTTGGAATATTTATAGAACTAGAGCCTGATGAAGAAGAAAAACAGTTGCTTGAAAATAACATACAAGTAGCAGTTGCTCAGAAAGGTATAGATTTAGAAGACGCTATAGATTTAAGACAAATTAAAAACGTTAAGCTTGCAAATCAACTACTCAAGATAAGAAGGAAGAAGAAAATAGAAAGAGATCAGTTGATGCAGCAACAAAATATTCAAGCACAAGCACAAGCTAATGCACAAGCTCAACAAGTGGCTGCACAAGCAGAAGTTCAAAAGCAGCAGTCAATGGTTCAGATTAATTCTCAACTAGAACAATTAAAATCTCAGTTAGAATCTCAAAAAATGCAACAAGAAGTTTTTGCTAAAAAAGAACTTATGCAATTGGAGTTTCAGTATAACTTACAACTCAAACAATTAGAAACTTCTGGGGTAAGAAGTAGAGAAGAAGAAAAGGAAGATCGTAAAGATAAAAGAACAAAAATACAAGCATCTCAACAATCTGAATTAATTGATCAAAGAAAAAACGAGAAACCACCTAAAAACTTTGAGTCAACAGGTAATGATATAGTTAACGGTAATTTTAATTTAGGTGGATTTAGCTTAAACAAATAAAAAATAAAACAAAAATAAAATGAGTATAAATTCAAGTGCAACAGCATATAATTTTGGACAGTTGGGTAGTGTTTCCTCTAACACAGCAAAACCCATTGTACCACCACAAGGAATGGTAATAAGTGCTATTCAATTTTTAGCAGATAATACCCCTACGGTATTAAGAAGTGAGGTGTTAGAAACAACAGGACCAAACTTTGTATCAACAGAAGCTGGAGATAGTATAAACTATAATGGGGTTACAGAAGTTAACGCTACCGATGGTACATACGCTGCAGGTGCAAATATAACTATTGCGTCTGCTGATACTAAAATTAAAGTTGGGCAGTACGTTTTACTTATTGCTCAAGGGGATACTGTAGATGCTGGAATAACTGTTGATTCTGAAACTCCAATTCCAATATATAACGGACCTAATAAGCAAGGTGTTTTCGTAACCGCTTATGCAAATACAACAACTTCTTTGCAGCTAAGTGCTCAAATAACTCCATCAAGTCAAAGTTTAGTTTTCTTGGATAACTATAATGGAGCAGGTGGTAATCAGGCTGATGGTATTGTATATCCTAAAGGTCTTACAATAGTAGGTAGATGGACAACAATGACTCCTTCTGCTGATACAACTGGTGGTGGTGTAATCTGTTACTTTGGATATTAATGCCGGGGCTAGGATTAAGTTTATCAACATTTCCCGGAGCCGTAGCAGCAGCAATAGAGGATTACGTATGGAAAATCACAGGTAGTGATCTAAGTCCAATAGATGGTATTGCTTATGACTTTAGTGATTCATGGGATGTAACTAGTACAGAGATGACACCTGCAGTTTCACCCGGTGAAGAAGGGTATTGGAACGTAGATGCAAACGGAGATTTAACACCAAAATAGTAAAACATGGCAACAAAAAATATAGTACCTAATGCTGATGGTGAGGGTCAATTGGGGACATCTAGTAAATCTTGGGCACAGGGTCATATAGACTCAATAACAGGCACTATTGCAACTGCAGCACAAGGGAGTATCACATCTTTAGGTACACTTACAACACTAACAGTAGATAATGTTATAGTAAACGGTACAACAATAGGTCATACTAGTGATACTGATTTGTTGACATTGACTGATGGAAAACTTAATGTTTCTGGCAAAATAGGTATAGGAGTTGATCCTACAACTTTATTGCATTTAAATGGAACTGGAGATGCCATAAGAGTAGAAAGTACAAATGCAGGAGCAGGTGGTGCTCAAATGGATTTACTTCATTTTTCAGCTAGCCCTGCTGATAATGACGTTATGGGTGCAATTAATATGGGTGGGTATTACTCTGGTACTAGTTCAGCATATTTTGGATCTATAAAAACAGTGGCAACAGACATTAGTGCTAGAAGTGGAGAATTACAATTTTTTACAAATAACTCAGGTACTTTTACAAAACAACTTACCATATCATCGGTGGGTAACGTGGGTATTTCAACTAGTGGTACGCCAGCAAGCTTGTTAAATATTGGGAATCCGGGAGGAAATACTACTAGAAGTATTCAAATAGAAGGCAATAACAGCCATTCTGGAATGGCTTCAACAATAGGTTATTTTTCTAATGCATTGTATATTTCTAACAATTACTATTATAATTCAGCACAAGTTCATCCCGTAAGTACTTATGGACAAACAGCTATAATTTGTTCATCAGGAACAACAACTGGAAGTAATGTTATAGATTTTAGTGTTAGTGATCATAATGAGAGTGATGATGCTCCTAATGTTAAATTTAGGATTGTAGATAGTGGTGATGTAACTGTAAGTACAGGCAACTTAATAATAGGTACATCAGGTAAAGGTATTGATTTTACTAGTAATTCAGTTAGTGAAGGTGGTGGAGGTGGTGTTGCTAGTAGTACTTTAGATGATTATGAAGAAGGTAATTGGATACCTGTTTATTCCGATGATAGTGGCAATGCAATAACAAACCTTGTTGGGCAAACTGGTAGTTAT